CGATTGCAGGACCTTTTCCAATTGGACCCGTTGATTACTGTGTCAACATCACTAATGAGACAGATCTCATTAATGTATTTGGCAAACCTCTTTCAACTGATGCTCAATACGAGTATTGGATGAGTGCAGCATCTTTCCTTTCATACGGCGGTGTTCTTAAAGTAGTTAGAACTGGTGGTTCGAACCTTAATAACGCAAACGCTGGCGTTGGAGTTGCGTATACATCAGTTGATATCGATAACTATGATGATTATAACAATAACCATGCAACGGCAACAGATTTTACATATGCCGCAAAAACTCCAGGTTCTTGGGCAAATAGTTTAAAAGTTTGTTTTATTGATGATCAAGCAGATCAAAGAATTGGAATTACAACCACAAGTTTAGCAACCGCTGGCGCAACGATTGGTGCTGGCGTCACAGCATTGCTTTCTAATGTCGTATTACCAAGCGCAGGTGCAGGAACAACATCAGTATTCAGTGGATATCTAAAGGGTATCATTACTGGTGTTAGCACCGATGCAACCAATTCAGCAAGCACAATCGATGTAAAAATTGTTTCCAGAGTATCCTCTACGGGCACTGAAACCAAAATTGATTATGCTGAGGGATCCGCTTTATTCTCATATACCACTTCATCAAGTTTGTTCTTTGTGAATAGTGTTGGGGTCAATACTGGGTTATCCGCAATAACTCCCTTTACTCCCGCAACAGTCGTAGACTGGTATGATCAACAAACACTAGGTCTTACCAACTCAACTATTTTCTGGAAAGAACTTGCGCCTAAACCAAGCACAAATAAGTTTTCTTTAGATGCTCAGGGTTATAATGATGCTTTACACATTGCTGTAGTTGATGATATTGGATCTATCACAGGAATTAGAGGAAATATACTCGAAAAGCATATTAGTCTTTCAAAAGCGTTCGATGCGATTTCAAATGTAAATGCTCCTCAAAGAATATGGTATGAAGGATACTTAGCAGATTTTTCTGCTAACATTTATGCAGGTGGTAATCCATCTAATGCGGCAGATTCCTATCACGGCACATTCCCTAGAGCGACTGGATTTACAACTTACTCTGGAGTCAAGTCTGCATCATTCACGCCTATCCCAACTGGAGATGGTCTCTGGGGACAAAATGCTCAGAGTGTAACATTTGCTGCTATTGGAAATGTTTCATACACTCTTGGCGGTGGTACTGATTATTCAGGTGGTGTTCCAACAGTGGGCAGTAATGGTGGGATGAAACCAACATTAGGTAATTTAATCACTTCTTACAATTTATTCTCTAATAAAGATGAAGTTCCACTCGATTACATTATTATGGGGCCTGGATTTGATAGTAAGTCAGATTCTCAAGCAAAAGCAGGTTTCTTGATTTCACTTGCAGAAGCAAGAAAAGATTGTGTCACAGTGATTGGACCACACAGAGGTGATTTAATTGGACTTACTAATACAACCACTCAAACAAACAATCTAATTGACTTTTTCAGCTCACTAAGTTCTTCATCATATGCAATATTTGACAGTGGTTACAAGTACACTTATGATAGATTTAATAATAAGTTCCGCTTTATTCCAACAAACGCTGACGTTGCAGGTCTAATGACTCGCACAGCGATTGTTGCATATCCTTGGTTCTCTCCTGCAGGACAACAGCGTGGAATCATTAATAATGCTATCAGACTTGCATACAACCCCAATAAAGCGCAAAGAGATAGATTGTATCCAGCACGAATCAACTCTGTTATTACTTCACCTGGAATTGGAACTCTATTGTTCGGTGACAAAACTGCCCTTGGTTATGCGTCAGCATTTGATAGAATTAATGTTCGTCGTTTGTTCCTCACAGTGGAGCAAGCACTACAAAGAGCTGCTGAAGCTCAACTCTTCGAATTGAATGATGAACTAACTAGAGCAAACTTTAAAAACATTGTTGAACCATATCTTCGTGATGTTCAAGCGAAGAGAGGATTGTATGGATTTTTCGTTGTTTGCGATACTACAAACAATACTCCTGATATTATCGATAACAATGAATTCAGGGCAGATATCTTCCTGAAACCAACAAAATCTATTAACTATGTCACACTAACCTTCGTTGCCACCAGAACTGGTGTTGCATTTGAAGAAGTCGTTGGTAGAGTTTAATTTAGTATCTAAATAACAAAAGGAGGACTTAACAATGGCATCAACAAGAGAAAACAAAACAATCTCTCAGTTTAAGGCAGCGATGGTTGGGGGCGGTGCTCGCCCTAACTTATTTGAAGTTGAACTAACCACTTTACCAGACGGAATCCCTGGATGGGATGCTGACAACTTTAGATTCATGTGCAAAGCAGCTGCACTTCCAGCACAAAATGTAGCATCGATTGATGTTGCATTTAGAGGAAGAAGTTTTAAAGTCGCTGGAGATAGAACAATTGACCCTTGGACGGTCACAGTTATCAATGATGAAGGATTTCTTTTAAGAACTGCTTTCGAGGCATGGTCAAATCTGATTGCTAACCTTGATACAAACCTTGGCGCAACTAGTCCTGATGCTTATATGAGAAATGCAAAGGTTTATCAATTGGGTAGAGGTTCAACTTTAGCTAGTAGAGACAGCACAGGATCAGCGAATGTTGTATTGAAGGAATACGAATTTATTGATATCTTCCCAACAAATGTATCTCAAATTGATGTATCCTATGATAGTGGAGACACGATTGAGGAATTTACCGTTGAATTCCAAGTTCAATCAATTAATACCACTGGAGCTGGCGGTCCAAACGGTTAATAAATAGGTTAAAGATCAACTTAAAATAAATTATGGCAAAGTTATTTGGGTTCTCAATAGAGGACACTGAACCACTATCTCCTGATGCGGTTTCCCCCGTTCCTCCTAATAATGAGGACGGGGTTGACCACTATATGAGTAGTGGTTTTTTTGGATCATATGTTGATTTAGAGGGCGTATATAGAACTGAGTTTGAACTTATTAAAAGATATCGTGAAATGGCACTTCATCCAGAGGTCGATGGTGCCATTGAGGATATTGTAAATGAAGCAATTGTATCAGACACAAATGATACACCAGTTTCAATTGAATTATCAAAACTCAATGCGAGTGATGGTATTAAAAAGAAAATTAGACAAGAGTTTAAATATATTCTTGATCTTTTAGATTTTGATAAAAAATCTCATGAAATTTATAGAAATTGGTATATTGACGGTAGATTATATTATCATAAAGTAATTGATCTAAAAAATCCACATGAAGGAATTCAAGAACTTCGTTACATTGACGCGACAAAAATGCGTCATATTCGTCAACAAAAAAAGAAACCAAATGATAAAATTGTAAATATTTCATTGGTAAGACCAGATAATCCAATGGATTTTGATTTTCCAGAAATAGAGGAATATTTCATATATAATCCAAAATCCGTTTATCCATCAACAAATCCAACTCAAACAGGTGCCAGTCAAGGAATTAAGATTGCAAAAGATGCAATTACATATTGCACTTCAGGTCTTGTAGATAGAAATAAAGGACAAACTCTTTCATATCTTCACAAAGCGATTAAAGCTCTTAATCAACTGAGAATGATTGAGGACTCTTTGGTTATCTATCGTTTATCACGCGCACCAGAGAGACGAATCTTTTATATTGACGTAGGTAATTTACCAAAAATTAAAGCAGAGCAGTATCTACGTGATGTTATGATGCGCTATCGTAACAAACTAGTTTACGATGCAAATACTGGCGAAATTCGTGATGATAAAAAATATATGGCAATGCTTGAGGACTTTTGGCTTCCTCGTCGTGAAGGTGGTAGAGGAACTGAAATTTCTACTCTTCCTGGCGGTCAGAATCTAGGAGAAATTACAGATATTAACTATTTTCAAGAAAAACTCTACCGTTCCTTAAATGTCCCCGTATCTAGGATTGGTGGAGAAGGTGGATTTAACTTAGGTCGTTCATCTGAAATTCTTCGTGATGAACTTAAATTTAGCAAGTTTGTTGGACGCTTGAGAAAGAGATTTTCAAACATGTTCAATGATATGCTAAAAACACAACTCATTCTTAAAAATATTATTACTCCAGAGGATTGGGAGGTCATGAGTGAGCATATTCAATATGATTTCTTATATGATAATCACTTTGCAGAATTAAAAGAAGCAGAACTATTGAATGAAAGAATCACAATGGTCGGAGCAGCAGAACCATATGTAGGTAAATACTTCTCACAAGATTATGTAAGAAGACAAATTCTACGTCAAACTGATGAGGAAATTCTGGAACAAGATAGTTTAATTCAAAAAGAAATCAAAAATGGAATTATTCCAGACCCAAATGCTCCAATTGAACCAGAAGTTCCAGTTGATAATAGTGGAGCAGCACAGATGGATCTTGGATCTCCAGTCATGGAGCCCAATCTAGATGCTCAAGGTGCAGCGACTGAAGCGCCAGAAATTCCTAGAGGTGGTGAAATATAAATATTAACAGTCATTTATTGATGAATTAAAATGGAAGAACTTTTAGATATGATTGTCACCGACGAATCTCCATCACAGATTAGTGACAAAATTAAAGAACTACTTTTCGCAAAATCATCCGAAAAAATTGATGCTTTTCGTCCTGTTGTAGCATCAGACGTTTTTGATGGTGAAGAAGTAGAAAACGAAGAAGAATAAATTTAATAAATAACTAAAAGTGTATTATTAAAAATAATGACCCATAGACCAGTTGGGGCTGGATCCTCATTTACTTTTTCTGCAGGAACTGCTACTACATCATCTGCTTTTTCAGTTCAATCTGATACTATAAGAGTTGTTGCTGTTAGCGGTGCTGCACACATCGCAGTTGGTTCAACTCCAACAGCGACTACAACAGATTATTTTATCCCCTCTGGAGGAACAGTGACTCTTGCTTTGACTAAAGCATCAAATAGAGTTGTGGGAGTTACAACTGGAACAACGACAATTATTACTGTTCCTGAGGGGACTCAAGTTCCATTTGGTGTTGATGATTTTGTCACACTTGTTGTACCAGGTCAATCTTTTTATGACTTTACTCATCAAAAGGTTGTTTCGGTAGATACCACTGCTGGCATAGACGGATTTTTCCAATCAAGAATGACAGTTTCTCATAATAGTTCAGGAATCGTAACTGCATTTTCACCCACATCTACTGCAACAATCACGGCTTCAAATAAGGTTTCTGCTATTGGTGCTGCAGGCGGATCTGGTGTTATACATTTCCAACAAGTTCAAATTACCGGTCAGGCATAAATGAAACTCATTACCGAAGAAATTGAATCAGTAGAAGTTATTACCGAAAATGTTAACGGTAAAAAAACTTTGTATATTCAAGGTCCCTTTTTACAAACTGAACAACCCAATCGTAATAACAGAATATATCGTATGCCTGTTATGGAGAGGGAAGTAAAAAGATACACTGAACAGTATGTTAATAGAGGTCGCGCTCTCGGTGAACTTGGTCATCCAGATGGTCCAACAGTAAATCTTGATCGTGTATCGCATAAAATTGTTTCTCTTCAAAAAGAAGGAAATAATTTTATTGGGAAAGCACAAATCTTATCCACTCCAATGGGTAAGATTGCCGAATCACTTCTAAAAGAAGGAGTAACTTTAGGTGTATCTTCAAGAGGTATTGGATCAGTAAGACCAACCAAAGAAGGATATAATGAAGTTGGTGAAGATTTTATGTTAGCAACTGCCGCTGATATTGTCGCTGATCCATCTGCACCTGATGCATTTGTTCAGGGAATTATGGAAGGTAAAGAGTGGGTTTGGGAAGGTGGAATGCTTCGTGAAAAAGCAGCAGAAAATACCAAACGTAGAATTAATACTTTAATCGATCAAGGTACTTTAGAAGAATATAAACTTAATTTGCTCAATAACTTCTTAAATAACCTTTAATTTACTAAATATCTTAATTTATAAATAAATATAGATTTACTACAGGAAAATCGGAGAGTTCAAATGTCTCGTGGCAAACAATTACAAGAGATGGAAGCAGGCACTAAGCAATCCAGGACCGCTGTAAATGCTAGCGCAAAAGCAGCAGATCCAATGGACACCTCAGTTGCTGGATCATATGAAGATCTTGGCGGTCCTACACCAGAAAACTATAAACCAGATGATGATTCAGCAAAACTGAAAACACCTGGCACAACCCTTAAGCAAGTTAAGGATGTTGTAAACAAAGGTGCGGCGGCTGCTGATGCAATGAAGGAAGAGGAGGAACTCGATGATGAGGAATTTATCTCTGAAGAAGAGGATGAAGAAGAGGAAGTAGATGAGACTGAAGAAATCGAGGAAGATGAAGACGAGGACGAAGACGAAGACGAAGAAGTTGTAGAGGAAGATTTTGATATTGAAGAAGATGTTAATGCTCTCCTTGAGGGTGAAGATCTTTCTGAAGAGTTTCAAGAGAAAGCAAAAATTATTTTTGAGTCAGCGATCATATCAAAAGTCAATCAAATTAAAGAAAGTTTAGAGCAGCAATATGCTCAAGCTCTTCTAGAGGAAGTAGAGGAAATTAAGGAAGCACTTGCTTCTCGTGTTGACTCTTATCTTGAATATGTTGCTGACGAGTGGTTCACTGAGAATGCACTCGCAATTGAAGGAGGACTGAAGGAAGAGTTGACTCAATCCTTTATGTCTGGCATGAAGGAACTTTTTGAAGCACATTATGTATCAATCCCTGAAGATAAATACGATGTCCTTGAGAGTATGGTAGAAAAACTTGATGATATGG